CTCCAGCCAATCTAGGACACGGTGGTCAAAATAGCCAAACTCATCTGGACGGTCCCAATCTACCCAGACTACTGTTACAACTGTAGAGTCTAGCTTACGTGCAGGGTCAATACCAACTACTACAGGTGAACGATGCCAAGCCTTTACAACCTGTTGAGAGGTGTCTCCAAGCTCATCCATAATAGCGGAGGTTACGAACATGCCTCTTTCCAACAGCCACTTACAGCAATACGACATCTGAAATTCGTCAGACTCTTCACCAATACGTAGTTTTTCTTTTTTGATGAACTTCTCATAATTAGCATTGCACTTAGACACATCACGGTAGTCCCACTCAAAGTGGTTCTGACGTTTTCCTCTAGTTGTCTGCCTACGCTTGTTAATTTGAATAGAGCGGTAGAAGTTGTTTTTATGCGTAGTCGGCGTGCCTGTCTTAACCATAGTACCTGAGTAGTACGCAAGCATAGGGGAGATAGACTTAGTAACAACAAAGTCATCTGCCTCTTGACACTCATCAATAACGATAAGGTGGAAGGACTTAGATTCAATCTTTGCACGTGGGTTAGCAGTCATCATCATAAGGCTACTGCCTGAGTTTTTTAATTTAATCTGTCGTGTAACTCCAGGAACTTTACCTAGGCTATCGTCAATCTCAGGGTCGCCGAGAATCTCTTGTGCACGTTCGCTAGTAAGCCTATTAACAGTACGGCCGAAGAGTGTTTCTACCTGACCTTCAACTGGTGCAAACATACCAATCCAAACACCATTTGAGAACTTACCAAGAAGGTCTGGATACATCTTTGCAAGGCGTGGCAAAAGCACCATTAGCGTTGCTACGGTATTAGCAATTGTTTCAGACTTACCTGACTGACGTGCAGCTAACGCAGTAATTTCTTCACCATCATTAATCAGTACAGATTCAATGATGCGACGCGCAAGCGGCATTTGATAAGGGTGTAGCTCATGCCCTACTAAGGCATTCATAAACTCAATGCAACGGTCTATTAATTTAGTTACAAACTCTCTAGACAGCTCATCCAGTTCTACCTCGTCGTCCTCGGGCTCTACTTCCTCTGGAGTCTCTGGCAGGAACTCATCTTCGTCTTCTTCTAACACAATGTTGTTGTCCATAATAACCTTAGTCTAGAGTAAAACAAAAACCCTGTGCTGGTAAGCACAGGGTCTTCGCACCATCACACGGAAGTAGAAGAGAGAGGTGACATTAGTGTATCAGTTGGTCATGCGGGAGTGCAACTCCTCGACCACGGCGTGGAGAGCCTCGGCACCCTTTACAGCCTCATCTAGGTAAATTGGGTCTCTAGATTTTGCGTACTTTGACAGGCACTTGCCTATCTCTATTAATGCTTGTTCTGACCAGTTTTCAAGTTCCCCAGTTGGGATTCTTGATACCCGTCTTGCAACCTTCTCTGGGAAGGGTTTAGTCCACGCGGTCTTCTTTTTAAAAAAACTCATCATATTTACCATCCTCTGGAACCCAGGCTTTTCTACCCTTCATAGCTCCCAAGACTATCTTATCGATAGCCTCGTCGTCATCAGGGGATATTAGTGGTTTCTTGTAAAAAACACCAACGTAATAGCCAGGCTCAGTAAACGGCATCCTAAAGACCAAGCACTTACCTTTTCTAAATGGGTAGTCAGTCTCTTGGGTAGAGCCAACCTCTACCACAGGCAATAATTTTTTATGCCAGTATCGTAGTTTTCCGCCGTATAGTGGTCCGATAGTTTGCATTAGTCGCCTTGTTGTCGTCTTTCGTCTAAGCCTTCTTCTAATATTAACGTCTGTTGAAGTCTAGCAGAGGATTCTGCAGCATACTCAAATCTTGTTCTCTGTTCTTCTGTCATCTCTAACGGGTCAGCTGGTCCCATAGTAGGCCATTTATCTAGACCACTAGATGCCAAGTACTTACCCGTAGAATCGGTGTTCTTTAAATTTTCAAAGTGCGAGACAGGACAATTTTCGTACTCCCACCATGAGCCATCCCTAAATACAACATATAAAGAGCGCTTATTAAAATCGTAGGCTACTGCCTTAGCTCTTGGTCTTATTGGATTTGTTGTATTAGCAGCTAACTGTTTAAAACCTTCGGCTGGAACAGCAACCTGGAATCTTTGGTCTACTGGAGTCTCTACGCCAATCTTGTCAGCCATGCCTTGGGCAAGGTTTAAGATTCGGTTAAAGCGCTCTTCTTGGTCCTCAAAATAACGATTCTTTTTATTTTTAGCCACAGATATGGTCCTCAGTTTCGGACTCTTTTACCCTTACCAAACAACGGGCACAGCGAAGGTACTTCTCTGGTTTAAAGTTGTTTTGTGCAGTAGCGCCAGGTTCAAACTCTACAGTTTCAGATGCGCTAATAATCTCAGGTTCAGCGAACATCTCATCAGGAAACGGACCTCTAGGGGCAGTTACCTTTTTAGGAACTGGGTGTGTTTGAACGGCCTGTCGTCTATCTACGCGCACTGCGAAGACTGGCTCATCAAACATTACTCGGCCTTAGGTTCCTCTACAGGCTCTTCTTCTTTTGTAGCCTTCTTCTTAGATGGCTTCTCTTCAATAAATTCTACAAGCGGGAAGTGACCGCTATCAGCACGTGCTTGTAACCAGTGTGGTAAACAAGGTGCACAGTAATTAACTGGGTTTACTCCAGGGTCTGCACATGTATACAGAGCGTCTTTATCGCAATTATCACACTTTACTTTTGCCATGAGGTCCTCCTAATAATAATGGGAGGGCAGTTGCCTGCCCTCCCACTAGTTTACTTGGAAGCTCCGATTCCGTATGCCTTATCTTTAGGATTTAATCCCTTGGCTAGAGGACCTACTAGACCAGCAATAAACGCGTTAGCGAGTACTGCGGGGTCTGTCTGTCCTGCCATGACGAGTGCTACGACTGAAGCGAGCGCTGCGCGGATGTATGACCCTGCAGCTGCCACTAGTTGTTCCTTGTTCATCTTGCTCCTTTTACCCCTTGTGATAGTGGGGGTAGGAAGATACTACTCGTTCTTTCCCATTTCCGCTAGGTGCTGGGAGAACCGACCTTCTAGCTTAGCAACGCTAACACGTAGCTCAGTTATTTCTGAGTGGATTTGGTTAACGGTATCTTTCATCGAACCGCCACCATTGGGCTTAAGTTCGTGAACAAAATTCTTCAAGTATGATTTTAATACCCATGAAGTTGCTGCGATGATAGCAGCTCCGAAAGCTGCGAATCCTGAGAGGACTCCAGCCCATTCTACTAATGACATATCTCATTCTCTTTCTAATATAGAATAGTGATATGTGTTCTCCAATACGCATATAAAATGCGTAAATACGTACATATATTAAATACTTAAATAACGTTTTTGTCACGATATAAAAAATATATCTACTTCGGCTTGACTCTCGCTGTAACACTGTGGCACTCTAGTTCTTGAAAGGCTCCAGTAATGGAGCCTTTTGCTACTGAGAGGAGCAGAAATGTTCAATATCAGAAAAGATACAATGGATAAAGTGGCGGTGTTTTCGATGTATGCACTGTTAATAGGTGGACTACCACATGCGGTTGCTAACGCAACGGATGTGGAAACCCCAACTGTGACAGTACAAGTAAACACTGTGGACCCACTAGAGAAGTACAAAGGAGCAAAAGAACTGTCAGATACAGACTTAGTTGACCTGCTTAGCGCGGTTGGTTTTGAGGGAAAAGCTCTCAAGGTCGCCTACGCGGTTGCTAAAAAAGAATCTAACGGTCGCCCCTTAGCTCATAATGGAAACGTCAATACAGGTGACAATTCTTACGGCATGTTCCAGATTAATATGCTGGGAAGTCTCGGAGAAGATAGACGGGAAAAATTTGAACTAAAAACTAATGCTGACCTCTTTGACCCTGTGGTTAATGCAGAAATAACTTTCTACATGACTAACGGTGGAAAAGACTGGTCCTCCTGGAAAGTATACCCAGGCCAGAAAAATGGAGAAAGATACGAGAGCTTCCTACGGGAGTTCCCAAACTAATATACCTTTAAACTAAAAAGCCCCCAGCCATTGGCTGGGGGCTTTTTGCTTGATAACTTATTATGAAGTTGTTGCTGCTGCGTAAGGTGTGATTGTGATTGTAGCTGTTGAAGCAACTGA